ATGAATAGCATTATGACACTTGAAATGTACCAGCTTAATATTATCTGGGTTCAGCGCTATAGCAACATCGTCCACATTTTCATCTGTAAGTTCTGTGATATGATGCCCTATGCAGTCATAAGCTTTTATAATCGGCTGGCCGCAGTGTTCGCATATAATCAATCCGTCAGGGTTTACGCGTTCATTTCTTAGTCCTTCAACAAAATTAGACCACTTGCGCGATTTGTAGAAATGCTGAAGCTTTGGCGTACTCATAGTATAAGATAATTGATATCAACGCTTGATATACCAGTCTGCGACTGATTAGTTATACTAACGATAACATAGCCTATGTGATCAGATGCCCCCGCCGCGTTGCCGATCTCCTGCACGTTAGCAAGCACCGGCCATCCGGTAGCAGACACTACACACACGGCGTCCGTGTTAAGCGCGTCTTCAAACTTGATTGTTATAACCTTCGTTTCATCTGCACCGACTGATTCAACCGTAACAGATCCACGATATAATTTTCTAAAGCATTTACTGCTTTCTACTAAAAATTCAATAGCCATATATAACACCCTTTACCAGTCATCTTTATCCGCTAATTCACGTTTCAGCTCTAATTCTTTTTCTTTAAGCCGCAGTGCCTGCGGATCGTTCGCCCAGTTTTCCGGATCGTAATTTTTTAGACAAAGGTTTAACGCGGCCACGTCCGGCAGCGCTGTTTTTGTTGTCTTTTCTACATATGTAACCTTGTGTCCGTTCTCCTCGCGTGCGTACTGCTTAACCTCGGTATATTCAAATCCCATCGCCTTTTTTATCAACGTATTTCTTAACTGCATAACCAATGTTTGCCGACCTTTTTTTAAAAGGTCTTGAAATTCTTTATAATCGGCTTTATATTTGTAAAAAACGGCTTTTGATATTCCTAAATTTTCATATATCTGTTTTTCTGATGCGCCGCTCCTTAACCAGTGTGTTATTTCATCAAAGCGCGGCTTCACGTCTGTTTCATATCTGCATTTTCTGCCGCGTCCCATATACATCCCCTCCTATTTTATGCTTTCAAACTTTCGGTATCTTCAGCTTTTCCCCTGCATAAATAAGATCAATGTTTTTTATTTTATTAAGCTTCTGCAGCTTCTTCACTGTTGTCCCGTATTTCGCCGCTATTTCACTTAGCGTGTCGCCTTCCTTAATCAGATATTCTATGTATTCTGATTCTTTCGGCGGTTCCGGCTTGCTTTCTTCCTGGCTTTTCGGATAGCCATTAAAGCCGCCTTTTACAATGATTTCAGAATAATCAATAATAGCTTCATCAAGATCAACCGCTCCGATAATACCGATAACGCGGCCTTTATCTGAATTCTGCCAAATGCCATACTGCCCGTTGTATGTGCATGTATCATTCCATTGTGCAACCCATACCGCGAAGCGCTTCACTGTTTCAACGTCAAATGAGTTTTCAAGGTGATACTTTGAGCTGTAGATCCCCGCGAAGTAACCCGCTTTTTCAAGCGTTTCACAAAAGCTATGAGCTAAGCCGGAGCAGAATTCAGCGCCGCGCTGGAGCTGGCTGTTTTCTTCGATATCGTAGTATATCGGAAAATCAAACTGCTTGCCCTGAATGACTTCCAGGCATGCATAAGCTTCCCTTTTTGCATCGTCTATATCTGCAGCATATGAATACCAGTAAGCACCGACTTTAAGTCCGGCAGCCTTCGCGTTGTAATAATTCTGATCGAATTTATTATCTTTCTGGAATGATTCTCTGCCGTAACCAGCGCGAATAATAACAAATTCAATCCCGCTCTTTGCGACTGCGTTAAAGTCAATATTGCCCTGCCACTTTGAAACGTCAATGCCTTTCATAGCTCTCTCCCCTTCACGCTTTGCTGTTTTTCATGTTGCGTACCAAAATAAAAAGATATAACCACCGTGAAAACAGTTAAAAACTGATCACCTGAGATAATACCAATTACGGACAGATAACAAAACACTGCAGTTAAAAGAATTGTAACGATTGACTTAACCGCTAAAAGCTGTTTAATTCTGTCTTTCATGCTATCACCTCAGTATCTGTTTTCAAGATCGTTCAGCCGATGATTAACAACTTTCATCTGTTCGTCAAGGATCGGAACGCGTTCAGCATGTGCATTTAGCTTTTCAACTTTATTTTCTAACTGCTCGATTCTGTACGCGGTAAGCTTCATACCGCTGAAGCTTCCTAAAACTGTACCAACAAAGCTGATTACTGCAATTATAATTTCATTGCTCATTTCGCGTTCTTCTCCTTCCTGATTGTTAATTTAATTTTATCGCTGTTTCCTGTATTTATCCATATTATGTTACGTGCTTTATATATGCCGGTATTGTGCTTTTATTAGCTTCTAAATTTGTTGATATAATAAAAAAATCGCTAAGAACGGCAAAGTTCTTAACGATTCAGTTTTATTATTTCCCTGGTTCATCATGGTTCATTGTGGTTCACCATGGTTCAAAGTTCTTTCAGCTCTTTTATGTAATCCTCAGAAAAAATTATTGGCCGTAAAGCGTTTATAAGCTTAGTTCGGCGCTTGCTGATAACGCTAACTTCTACGTCGAAGTATTCAGCTATCCGCTCATGCGTCCATTTCTGAAAGTATTTTAATTCAATTATCTGATAATAAGGATCATCAGCTATGCTTTCAAGTGCCTTTTCTACCAGTTCGCAGAATTTAGCTGTTTCTTTGATATCTGTACCTTTCCAGTGCGGATACTCGTATAATACCCGCTCGGTTTTCGTAAAGCTTGAAAGCTTGCAATCCTTCAAAGCGCCTGATTTCTGTAATTTCTCAATCACTGCCGCCGCTGTCTTTGTACTTGTTTCATTTATCAATTCCGCCACCGTCATGATAAAACCCCCTTTTGTTTTTCTCTTATTCGCTTATTAATTCAGCCTTCTGGCCGGTAAAGTCTTCCCAGCGCTTTATAATTACGTCAATATACGCCGGTTCATATTCCATCATAAAACATGTGCGGTTTGTCTGTTCGCAGGCCATCAGCGTAGAGCCGCTCCCGCCAAAACAATCCAGTATAGTCCCCCCCTCATTTGAAAAATCTGCTAATATCAAAGCAAGCATGCCGACCGGCTTTTGTGTCGGGTGTACGCGCGTCTTGCCTTCTATGCTTCGTTCACCTTTTCTGCATAAGCCGTTCCAAAGCCAGCGGTAAAGTTTGGCCCCTTTGTCGAAGGACGTCCAGGCTAATTCCGCGTCTGCAAAATTGCCGGTATTCTCTTTATCCCAGATACACCAGCAAGCGCGCGGCGGTAAAAAGTCTGTGAAATAATTTCCGCCGAATATAATTTGATTCTCTGAAACGTCTTTCAGTATTTCATAATTCAGCCGCGCCGTGTCGGTCGTTTCGTCGCCCCTGATCGGCAGGTATTGCTTACAGTCTGCAATTTTGTTTTTGCCTTTTTCGCCGAAGCCTACAATACCGGATTCCCCGTCTTCGCTGGCTACAATGTTTACACCATACGGCGGATCGGTCAATGCAAGCGTGATCTTTTCGCCGTTTATAAGCTTTTCGACATCTGAGCGGCTTGTACTATCGCCGCACATTAACCTATGCCTGCCAAGCTTATATATTTGTCCTGGCTTCGCTTTCGGCTTCGCCGGCGGTTCAGGTGTTTCGCCTTCTTCAATGTTTTGTTCTTCTTTCCCGCTCATATCGTCAAGCGTTTCAAGAAGATCGTCAAAGCTAATATCAAATTCAGAAAAATCAAGCTGTTCAAGTTCAGCTTTCAACTTTTCCACAATCCAGTCAGATTCATTCAGCTTATTGTCGATAATACGCAACTTTCTGACTTGCTCTTTGGTCAGATTTTCAACATAGATCACCGGAGCGGTTTTCATGTTCAGTTTTTGAGCGGCTAAATATCTGCCGTGACCAATTACAATTTCATTTTCCTTATCAAGTACCAGCGGCTGAATAAAGCCGAATTCTCGGATAGAAGTCGCGATATTGTCAATCTGCTTTTCCGGATGTTCCTTCTGGTTGCCGGCGTATGGTTTGATTTTATCAATATCAATTTCTTTAGTCTTCATCGTTATCCCCTTCTGCCGGTTCTTCATCAAGCGCGGTTATATATATTTCTGTACGCGGGTTTTCTTTATCTAACAATACACGGGATCCGTCGTGACCTGCAATAACTTTGTAATTATCATCAGCAACAACATTGTAAAATACTAAAACGTCGTCCACCGCTTCAAGCAGGTTGGTTAAGTCAACTTTTCGCCTGGTCTTCATAAAAAACAGACATTTAACATTGACCGGATAATTGATATTCAGTCCCTTTGGTATGAAATATCTGCAATCATTTTCATATTGCTTATACTGAGCTGACGGAACGACCATAAGCCGCCCGCGGTTCTGAATTATTTTCTGACTGTTTTTCTTTGTTCTCGGTTCAAGCTTCAGTTTTATTAAGATCAACTTTATCACCCCGCGATATTTTCACATAATAACGCATATACCAGAAAGCTTTTTTGCGGTCTTTCTCGGCGCTCTCGCCGGCCTTGTTTCCCGCTCTGTAATAATATTTATATGCGTTAAGCCTGCAGAAGTCTTTAACTGCACCGTCACCAAACATAATACGCATTTCATCTATGCACTCTAATCTGTCTTTGCTCTGATAATGGGACGGGTGATCTACACCGCCGTCCGCCTTTGGTTCTTCTTTCTTACCTTCGTCAAGAATACCCATTGACATCAAATAATTTTCATTTGGTTCATAATCGCGCGGGATCTTGTCATTGACCATGCATAAACAGCCGCTGTTACGATAACCGAAAATGCACGCGCTGCAATCTTCCTGATTTTCGCAATAATTTTTCAG